CAAGACCTGAAAGATAGATATGCACCACTGTCTACTGGCAGTGCTGCTGCGGCTACAGGATTTAAGATTGCTGGAGGAGCAGACTTAAACACTCTGTTCGCTGCCATTGGGACTACGGCTTCTGTATCTATTGCAGACCGTACTATCATAGTAGATACCACCCCACCAACCGATGCTAATGCCACCTACTCTCTCAATTCCGATGGTACTAATGGATTTGGAGGAGAGTGGCTAACTGGAGGTACGGCGAGCAACTATGAAGTTCAGGCGGTGCAGTTCTCAGACAGTGCAACAGGAACAGGAACTTCTGTCTCTGGTACACTAAACACATGGATGAACCTAGGAACAACTCGCAGTTGGACAGCTAGTGCCACTAATGATGGTGCTAACACCAACAGAACGTGGGTGATTGACCTCACCATTCGTAGAGTAAGTGATAGTGCTGTAATGGATACGGCTCGCATCACACTACAGGCTTCAACAACCCTCGCATAAGGAGGAACAATGGAACAGTATATTAGTTTTGCAATTGCAGTAGCGGTACTGTATGTAGCTTACAAGTATTACGAGAAGCGTAAGAACAAGCGCAAGCTCGGTGACGGTGGTGTTGTGAAGGATTCACGCCCACCAACTCAAGAGAAGTAAGAATTATACATGAGAGCGGTGGGCTACAGAAACTCACCAAGGAGATTGCTATGCTAGAGAAAGACGATAATGTGATTGATTTTATGGAACGTGTTGCTCAGGGAAAGATTAAGGAAGCTGAAGTTCCAGAGGATGCTGGATTTATTGAGTGGAGTTTTTCCAACGACAAGGAGAATGCTGCTATTCGGCAGCTATTCCACATGCTCTATCAGAGTGTGTTCTCCAACAAGCTTGGGGTGATGCACTGTAAGCGTAAGGATAGTGACATAGTTGACACTGTGATTGTAGGAGTGGAACGCACTCCTGAAGGTCTAGCAACGTGGCCTATCGCCAAGCTACTAACCGAAGAGGAGCAGGAGAACTACATGGCTCCTGATGGCAATGGACAGTACATCTAAACCAGAAGAGAAGAAGGGACCAGATTGGGACGCTCTCTTGAAGAGTTATGAAGCAGGAGCCAGTGACGTTGAGGTTGCTAAGCAACTTGGCGTCACGATGGTAAGATTCTATGACTTGATTGAGACTGTCCCTGCATTCTCCGATTTCGTGGACAAGGGCCGCACCCTTGCTCAAGCATGGTGGTATGAACAAGGACGTAAGAATCTTTGGAACAAGGATTTCAACACCTCACTATGGAACTTCCAGATGAAGAACAAATACTTCTGGAGTGACAAGGTGGAGAACAAGGACACCACTGGTACTGAGCCTGCCAACTTGGATGAGGCGAAGGCACAGCTACAGAGTGCTCTTAAGAAGCTGGCAAAGAAAGCCCCGGAGTTGGTTAGTGGAGAACACCTCAAAGGAGTGGAATAATGGTAGACCTACCAGAAGACTTTGAGAAATCACTAGCTGAGTTTGAAGCAGTGGAGGACATGGGGGAGGCTATTAAAGCCTCCCTGTCTACCACAATCACTAATGACAAGCATGATGCTAAGTCTATTGCCAAGCTGCTGGAGCTTATTAGAAAGCTAGAGAAGATGGAAGCTGAGCGAGGAACAGCGAAGTGGTTTGAAGACCCCTATCCAATTGACTCACTTCCAAAGCACAAGGCTTTCTTTGATGCCTCTGCCGATTACAACGAAGTGTTGTTTATGGCAGGCAACCGTTGACTATCCAATAGCGGTTGTAAAATTGTGTGAATTCAGGGAAACTCCAGACCGGACAATCCTGAGCCAAGCCGGCGGTACACCGCTGGAAGGTGCAACGACTATCCCTGCGGGGAGTACACTCAAGTGAGTGGAAGCGCACAACACCGAGAAGGTGATGATATAGTCTGATCTTATAGGGAACTATAAGCTGTCGTAAGACGGGTAGAAATTAACGACTTCTACTGAACACAAATGGTTGGTAAGTCTGTTGCAGGAGCATATGCCCTCACCTGTCATCTAACAGGAGAGTATCCAAGCTGGTATAACGGCCGTCGTTTCGATGGTCCTATCAAGGCTTGGGCAATTGGTAAGGACGCTCGTGCTGTACGTGACACCTTGCAGAAGGAACTGCTTGGACCTATTGGTGAATGGGGAACAGGAATGATTCCTGCCAATAAGCTTGGCAAGTTCTTCGCATTGCAGGGAACCCCACAGGCTATCGACATTATCAAGATTAAGCACAAGTCTGGTGGATGGAGTGAGCTTGGTTTTAAGAACTACCAACAGGATATTGGTAGCTTCATGGGTACTGAGCGACACGTAGTGCTTTGCGACGAAGAGGTGCCTCTAGAAATCTACAACGAATGTAACGTTCGTACTGCCACCACAAAAGGATTGATGCTCCTAACCTTCACCCCGCTAGATGGTCTAACCCCACTAGTAGTTAACTTCTGTAAGAAGGCTGACTATCTAGTAGGAACCAAGCCACTAGTTGCGATGGATCAAGAGGAAGAGTTGGAGGAGCAAGAGGGTGAGCAAGCTGTTGGTGCTCACACAAGCAAGGCAGTGATTCAGGCAGGTTGGGATGACGTTCCGTGGCTAGATGCTGAAACTAAGCATCGCCTATTGGAAGATACTCCCATCCATTTGCGTGAGGCACGCAGCAAGGGACTGCCCTCTCAGGGTGCAGGTAATGTATTCCCAACACAGCTAGACACTGTAGTGGTGTCACCGTTCGCTTTGCCAGAGAGTTGGCCACGCATGTACGGATTGGACGTTGGATGGAACAAGACGGCTGCTGTATGGGGAGCACTCGACCCTGCCACTGACACTCTCTACATATACGATGAACACTACATGGGACAAGAGCTTCCTTCTACACATGCTTTCGCCATCATGAGTAGAGGTAAGTGGATTAAGGGGGCAATTGACCCTGCATCTCGTGGACGTTCTCAGATTGATGGACGTAAGCTTATCCTTGAATACAAGGACTTGGGACTACATCTCAACCCTGCTAACAACGAAGTTGAGGCTGGTATTCTAGCTATCAACCAACGTCTTGGTAGTGGCAAGCTTAAGATTTTCTCTACTTGCATCAACTTGCAGAAGGAATATCAACTCTATCGTAGAGACAAGCATGGTAAGGTGGTGAAGGAAAACGATCACGCTATTGACGCCTTCCGTTATATCGTGAACAACCTCAACCTAATGTCCTCTAAGTCAGACCATGAACCAGTGAGGCTCAAGTATACACGACCTAATTACAGAATTTGAAGCAGGGAGCTACTATGATTGATGATAAAGACTCACTCCCCGGCAGTGATGTTGATGAGAATTTGAGTAAGGCTGAAGAAGAGCGTATTGAAATTCTTGACGACCTTGCTTCAAAGATTACCAAGCTCTTCCAAGAAAGAGCAGTGCAACGTTCAGGGAAGGAGCGTGAATGGGAGAAAGCCCTACGGCTATACAACTCCCCTCTCACTGGTGTAGGTAGTAATGTTGCCGACACTCCATTTGGAAACTCTGATAAGGAACTAAGTGCTCGTAGGCCAGAGCCTAACATCGTTCGTACTAAGTGTGACACAGCCATTGCTAATTGTGTGTCTTTGCAATTCGCTGCTGGAGAAAAGAACTGGGATATTTTCCCGCCTGCTAATACCACCGAACAAGCGGTTGTAGATGCGGCTCGGCTAATGTCCAAGGAAATTGAATACCAGCTTGCCTATTGTAAGTATGCAATGAACTCTCGCCGTGCTATCGAAGACCGAGTGATTTATGGTACTGGTGTACTGAAGGGGCCAGTGAACACTGGACAGCTTCAAGTTACTTATGTTCAACAGGGTGGAGAGTGGGTGCCACAGATTAGCACCATGCATCACCCCAAGGTGGAACATGTTCCTATCTGGCGTTACTATCCAGACCTAACAGTAACAGACTTCTGTGAAAGTAAGAGTGACATTGAGATTCATCCAATGACCTCTATTGAACTATCACAGTATATCAAGCACCCCGGCTTTGATGGGGAAGCAATTAAATCAATTCTAAAGGGTAACGCAAAGGAAGAGCCTATCAAGGCCACTGCGTACAATGACACTTTCGGTAAGCTCACTGCTGAGATTTGGGCACGCAACCCGTACATGTACAAGGACCGCTATCTAGTCCTAGAGTATCATGGCCCGGTTACGTATGACGAACTCACTAAGCTAGGGCTTGAACCTACCTACGACAGTCCCACTATGGAATACTATGGTGAGGTGTGGGTATGTTGCGGAAAGGTTATTAGAATGGAATTGGAAAACATCGAAGGCTACTACGAAACACCCTACTCCGCAGCGGTGTGGAAGCGCGATCCAACGAGTCCGTTTGGCTTTGGCCACCCACTAATTCTGGCTGATCCCCAGCAGGTAGTGACCCAAGCCTATCATATGATTCTGGATAACGCATCACTCACCTCTGGTCCGCAGGTAGCGATGTACAGTAAGTGGATTCAGCCTATTGATGGTGACTGGAGTTTGGCCCCAAACAAAGTGTGGCTACTCACTGATCCTCAGGCTAAAATCGGAGATGCTATTCAGTTCTTCAATCCAACGAATACGATTGGCAATATCATGCCAGTGCTTCAATTGGCACGGCAGTTTGCAGAAGAAGAGTCTGCCACACTAGCCACTCCTACACAATCCCCTGATAATTCTAACACAGCAACAGGACAGCTTGTTATGCAACACGCTTCCAACACTGTGCTGGATTTCTCTGCGGAAGAGTGGGATGACTACGTTACGGAGAAGATTATTCGTCGTATGTATGCTTGGAACATGCAGTACAATCCTAAGCAGGAGATTAAGGGTAATTACGTCATTGATGTTAAGTCTAGTAGCGAGTACAAGAATAAGCAAATGTACATTCGTGACCTAGAAAGACTCCAGATGGAAACTGCACAGAATCCATCAATGGCAATGGCAGTGAATACTGA